TCAACTTGGGGGTTTTCCCCTGTAGCAGACTCCACCACTGGAGGCTCTTTTGCTGGAGGTTCCACCATCGGAGGTTCCGCTGCCTTAGCCACCACCTCTACCCTTGCCTCTTCCTTCTGCTTCTTGGTATCCTCATATTCATTGGGAATATAGTTCTCAATAAACGGGTTTCTCTTTATCCAGCCTGAAGCCACAAAAACATATCCAGTCTGGCTGTTAATGACATACTTCATGTTCGAGTAAAACTTCATTCCGTTAATACGAGGTTGCATAAATTTTAACTCCATTTAGTGTTTTTGTTTAAGCAGGGGGTACTTTTAATACCCCCACGCTTATTACGATTTCTTATTACGCATCGTTTGCGTCACTCACGTCAACACACATTACCCCAAGCAGGAACACGCCATTGGTGGCATCGTTGTTGAATGTCACATCAATGGTATCTGCCGAGGTATACAGTTTACCGCTTGCAGCAGCAAGGCTGTATGCATCGGTTATTGTCATTGTGTTTGTAGTGGTGGCAAGGTTCACTGAGGCATCCCAACTTGTAGCCCCATCAGCATCGCCTATACCAACGGTAAGAGTGGCATCCGTAGAAGCAGTCACAACCCTTACGAATGTTCCAAGAACCCAAGTGTTTTTCGGAATATCGATAGCTTGCAGAATATCCGCAGAGGTTATCTTGGCATTGGTGGTAAGGGTAGCATCGGCTGCTATCTCATCCTCAATGTTAATTTCCCTTTTTAGGAAATAGACCTTCGCCCCCATGACCGAAGCCATTTTAGTATTAGCTCCAACTGTTACATCATATGTTGCCATGTTTTTTCTCCATAATTACTGGTGATACTCAAATAGGGGGCAGGTATATCCTACCCCCTTAAACCCATTTCCCAACCTTATGCTGAGTTCTTGCAGTACAGCCTGGCGATGGCTTCGGGTTTTGTAACCTTATAACCATAAACGAGAAGTGTCTGTACCAACTTCGCAAAGGCTTTCTCTGCTTCGATGAGTCTGGATTTCTCCACCTGTGCGGCAAAAGACAGTCCCATCGGATGTCCCGCATAGATGTCCCAACAGGTGACTGTATCGGTGGCGGTAGGAAGCTGATTCGAGGTATAGACCTCAAACCTGTCTATCATTCCAACGAGACCTGTTCTCAGTGGGGTCTTCCCGTCACCAGTCATGGAAACGTCTTTCAGGTCGGAATTTTTCAGCTTATTGTATGTCCAGAAAGGTATAACCAACCATCTGCCGTCATCGGGAACATTCTGCTCGTCAAGAACTGAACCGAGGTCTGTAATTTTCTGAACAACATTTTCCGTGGTAAGTCCGATAGGTGCACCAGTTGTTCCGAGATTGTAACTTCCACTGTTCACACCAGCGGCTGCACCCATGTTGTCAGCAGAAATATCAGAGGCTATGCCAGAAAGAACATCCGCATCCACGTCAATCTTAAGCTGTTTTGCGGCAACCGATGTATACCTGCCCATGATGTCAACATTGGACTGTGCCACATCCACGTCTTCAATCTGTGTGTTTGTGTACTTTCCTTTGTCGATATACATGGTGATTGTAGAAACATCAAGCTGGTCGGCAATCAAATTCTGACCCTTGACATAGTTGTGGGAAACAACTGTCGGATCGATAGGAATATGGAGTGTATCGCCAAATTTCTTGAGAGTTCCTTCGTACTTTGTGTTTGCAATTTTTTCAAAGACTGTCGCGTCCATGAAATTCATAATGGTCTCTGCATTCCACAGTTCGGGAATATAGATACCACTAAGACTATTCTGTCCTGATGCTACTGGATAAGCCATATTATGACTCCTTTTTTGTTAACTGCCTTGTCGGACAGAGTAGCCGTAGAGAGGTATTTACCCCACTAAAACTCTACCTTCCGCATAGGCTCTTTTGATTTTCTCCATCAACTCATGTCTTTCGTTCTGCGGTTTTCTTGCCATCTCCACAAGCATTGCATCCACTTCGCTTTTTTTGTATGTTTCCGCAGGAGGCTTGGCTTGTATTGGCTGGGTTGCCAAGGTGTCCGGCACTACATGGTTAAGCAGTGGGTTTTCTGGTTGTATGATGGGCTGTGCCACAGGTTGAGCGATAGGTTGTGGAATTTCCGTTGCTACGTTTTTGACTACTGGTTTTTGTGTCGCCAGATAATCGTTAAATATCTTCGCTACTACTTGAACATCCTCGGCAGTCCCAGCATTGTAGGCTTCGTTGATACGTGCCTTAATGGACACCGGAGAATAATCACTTATGGGCGTAATCTCTGCCCAGTCCCAAAAATCCTGACTTCGGTCAAGTTCTCTCCATTTAGGAGAGAGGCTGTCAAGAGTAAACTGTATCTGTTCTTCCCTTGTGAGCTTAGTTGTAGATGACACACTGGTAAGGTTTTGTGAGACGTTAGCCATTTCCTGTCTTATCGAGGCTATTTCCTGCGATAACGCATTAATAGACTTCGTTATTCCAAGTTTTTTATCGGCTATATTGGCTATCTCGCTTGCATCCTCCACGCTGAATATCGGGGATTCATAATCCTCTACCGTGGGCGTGAGTTCCGGTTTTGGAGATTTAGCCTTTTCGTCTGTTATTGCCTTGACCTGTTCGCTTACTTCTGCGAGTTGCTGTTGCAATGTGGCTATTACAGCTTCCTGTTGTTTTGTCTCTGCCTTGTATTTTCCCATAAGAGTTTTGTATTTCTTCTCAAATTCATCACTCACAGGAATTACTGGTTCGGGCTGAACTACAGGTTGAACTGGTTCTGCCGCCACTTGCGGTAGAGGCTGTGGGTCGGGAAGGGGTGCGGGTGAAACAATCGGTTCTGCCGGAACAGGATTTGGGTCTGGTTCCACAGCAACGCCAGTCTCGGTTGCACCATTAGCATACTTAGCTTTCAGTTCTTCCACGTTCTTTCTTGCCTCCGCCAGATTTGTCACCTTTGTTGCCATTTTGTACTCCATCTTGTTTGTGAGCCACTGTCAGTCTCCCGTATTTCGGGGCTAAAATCAGGGTATTCACGGTTTATTCTTTTCTGTCTATCGTTTGTCCAGTGCCCCCGCAATCACTCACGAAGGCACTGGGTTAAAATCAATCTTATATTTTGGCTGCAAATCCCGAAGAGGAATCCGCAGAGGTCGTTCCGTCAATTATGAAGGTGTGCCCACGTGTTGCGGCATCCCATGCGGTAATCTCGGTTGTACCGCAGTTACGAAGGATGATATAGGCGGTTGTGTGGTTTGCCGGAATTGTGAAAGCAGATGCCATTGTGATACCATGGTTGACAGACTGTGAGTTAAATACACAATTATCAAACACCATCTCACTGCCGATTGCACTTGTCCCAGAAAGGGTAACGAATGTATGAGTATCAGCCTCAATCATTGCAGTGAGGAAACAATTTTTGAAATGATTTCTGAGGGCGGTGGAGTCCACCAGTATCTCGGAATTTACAGCCGTTCCTCTTGCTATGGTATTAAGACCGATATAGCAATCTTTGAATGTGCACTCATCCGCTCCATTGAGATACAGTGAACATGCCCCAGAGACATCCTGTGTAGCATCTCCAATGCCAGAAATCTGGCAATTTGTAAACTCATTTCTCTGCCCAGTAACCTTAACGGCATATTTAGCGGCAGCGGAAGCGACCCCATAGAAGAACTGGAGATTGCGGAAGATACAGCCGGATGCGGAAACAGTGAACATTGAGGCAACGACAGATGTGGAGGAAGCGGTGACTCTGGCTCTTTTTCCAGCCGCAACATCAGCACAGAAGCCGATATAATGGGTATAGTTCTTGTCCCAATCAAGTCCGGTTGTGGATGTAGAAGCAGCGGTAGCTCCTGCAATCTGCACAAGGACATCGTTCTTGTTAGCTGTCAAATAGCCTTCTGCCTCTATAAGTGTTTTAAAAGCCTTATTGGGGGCTTTGCCATCGTTTGAATCGCTCCCATTTACAGTATCAAGGTAGAATACTGTTCCACCAGTGGGTATACCCGCACTTGTAAGAAATGACCTTATTGTGCTGTCTGAATAGCTGTTTGCTCTTGGCATTGTGTTACTCCTTCCTTCCGTTTGTCTCTTGGAAGATTGGTGATTTTTCTGGGGACTCTATTGCCTCTATTAACCGAGACAACACCTTATCCCCACCTATTATTTCCCTCAACAGATTATTGTCATTGAGGTATATTGTACCGCTTAACGGTCTTTCGTGATTTATCTTCTCTCTTTTTAGGAGGTCAATAAACAACTCAAAATCACGTCCATTTACAAACTTCAGCCTATTGATTGCGTCAATAGTTTCTTTCTGCCAACTTGCCATTTACGCTCCCTTGTTTGCCAAAAAGATTTCCGTGTCTGTGCCCTGTACGGGAACTCCCATCATATCCAGATTGGCTGGTGACTGCTGGGGTACCCCACCCTGTCCACCCTGTGCCATCTGCTGTCCCGCTATCTGCTGTTGCAGTGCCATCATATTCTGTGCCTGTGCCTTCTCTTCTTCCATTTTCTTTAGCTCATATTCGTCAGGCAAATAATCATCTGGGTCAAGTTCAAGACTCTTAGCCATATCACGAAGGAGATTCAGTCTTCCCTTAGCTCCCATCAGTGCCCTATCGTCTGGATTGGAGGTTGCCTGTATAAACTCATTCTTTCTCACGAGTAGTTGTTCTTTGGCTAACAATGCCGTTATACCTCTTGTCTGTACCTGTAAATCCCCTTTGATTGATTCGTCCGTCCCGAACAACATCTCATAGTCGTATATTTTTCTGATGGACGAACACACCACCTTCTCCTCGAAGTTCGTAACCACTGTTTTCATTACCTTGCCAGCTTGGTTCATAAACATCGCAAGTCCTGTGGCGGTACGTCCTGCACCACCCGGTGAACCCACGCCATAGGAGTACGAAGGTATACCGCTACATTCATCCGCATATCTTAAGAGGGAATCGGCAACACGTAAAAGCTGTAAGGCGTTCATATCTGGTTGCCAGAACTCTACTGGTTTTTTATTGGCAGCGTCATAAGGCATACCCGAACCAGTGGAGTCAGTAAGGTGAATACCCCAAGGTATAAGCTGCGTGATGTCTTGTCCGGGAACAACTTGTGAGGTATCTATTGTCACCTGCGGGCCGGAAGCGATGGCGGTATTATTCCCAATAGAACGCATAACCGAATTGTATAATGCCTGTATGTCTTTTAGTATCTCTGGTATACCCCTGCCCCAGAATGAACCTGCTACTTCTTTAAAGCTGGCTTTGTGGTATGGTTTTTCCCCCAGCGGATCAGGGTTAAGTACGACTTTTATAACCTTGCCATTTACATCCCATAAATTCACCTGATAAACTCTGGTCGGCTCAATAACCACCTTTTTATCCTTGAATCCCCACTCTATCAAATCCTTGCCCTGTACCCCGCCCCAGAACTCCAGTGCCTCGAACAAATCCTCTGGGTGACTGGTAAGGAAGGTATCGTCTTTCTGTTCTGCTTTAATCTGTTCTTCGTTATCAAATAGCCACCCTGACCCACCCTCTTTGAGAAGTATTTCGTCTATGATTTCTTTTCTATATCCGGGGAGGTTACGCATTCCACTTAGTGATTCTCTGGTAAGTTGGTGTCTTTCAACAAGGTATCCATCGTTCACATCGGAGGAATGTGGCGCTTCATATATATTAAATGGGGAAACTCTCTCAAAGGCGTATACTGGTTTTTCAACCACCACTACCTTTGTTCTTCCCATCATATCTACCTGGTAGGCTGTGGTTTTTTTCATTCTCACGATAGGGGCTTTAAGGATACAAGCCTTATAAACCACGTAATCAGATATACACTGGTAGATTGCCTGTTTCCAGTTGCCCTCTATGAGTATGTCATTGATTCTTTTTTCCATGCCTTCGGCACGTTTTTCAGCCTCTTTCTGTATTGGCCTTTTTACCTCTTCGGTGAGACGCGCCTCGACTTCCCCCAAATCCTGTTGGGTGAGTTCTTGACTTTGTGGATTATTTGCGAGTTCTTCAGCTATTTTAAGCTGAATCTGTGCGAGGACTTCTTGGGGTAATTCTGGAATTGGAGATGGGGTAAGAAGCCAAGGCTTGTCGTTGCTCATTCCAAATATGTCCCGAAGCATGGCTATGGTAGACTCACATCGGGGGGAGGTTATGTTTATAAATACATCTGACCCATTGGTTTTTTTTATGGATGCCAGTTTTTCATCGGTATATTCACTGCGTTCCTGTTTAGCCGATTCAAGCATAACCTTCTGCTTGTCTATCTTGGCATCCCTTGCGGTCGCCCAACATTTCCGCACATACCCGTCAAGTGAACTTATAGTTTCCTGTGCCAATAAACTTCGCTTAACAGAAGCATCCTTCTCAAGGCGGTCACGCTCTACCTGTACTGCACTCTTAAAGAACGGCTGGGCTGGTTGAAACATTAATTGTCCTTGTTAATGCGTGAGTTACACTACACTACGTATGCCATATATAACCACAAATAGCGATTCGTCAAGATAGTATTATAGTTAAACTGCTATTTTGCTATTTTTAGGACACATCTGTTGACAGAATCCTTTTCTGTGTTATTTTTGTAGCACATTCAAAGGAGGTAAAATGAAGCAAGAGATAGTTTATGATGACTTGGTGGTGTTAAGGAAAAGACTGGGGGTTAATGTACTTCAGTTATGCGGGATATTGGGTGTGAGCAAGAGTAGGTATTATTCGTGGAAATATCGGGGTATATCTAACCCAGCACATAACCTGTTGCTGATCATGTGGGAAGCACCAGTAGTGTCTATGGAGATACTTAGACCTACTCCCAAATAGGGTTTTGGCAGGAATCACAGATTATTGTTTGGTCAAGGTCGTGCTGAATACTTGCGAGGATAAGGGTGATCGAATCGGGGGCATGTTTATGGGTATGCCAACAGGGGGGACAATACGTACCAGAAACATCCTCGTAACCGATTATTTCAGAGGTGATAGGCATTAAGTATAACCACTCCATTTATCCTTTATATTTGACATAATACACTGATACTGTCGCTTGGTACTACCACCATACATTATCTGGTGCAATCTTACCATGAGGGTGCGGAAGGCATCAGCACAGTGACACTCATTGCCTCTTACTGGGGTGTCTTCGTACTTGCCTAACTGCTCATTATATTTCTTCCGGTAGCTTTCTAGTTGATTATAGCCGTTTTCTGTCTTGGCTTCGTCAAACACGCATTGAGACAACATCTGTCTGGTGATTTCTATTCCCTCGGCAAGACCGCCACGAACCACCCTGAAAAACTTAAGCCCATACTGCTTTCTTGCCATCTCAATCCTGTCACCCTCGGCAGAAAAATCACGCACGTTTATATCATGTGGGGCTATATATTCATCATATTTATAACCGAGGGTATTAGCCTTCTCTTTAAGTAGCCACGCATAGTGACCAAGTTGTTCGTCACTGTTTTCATAGTAGTCTATAAGGTGAATTTCCCTCCCCACTATCTGGGCAAACCATATTGCGGTCTTGTCTGACACGCCCAAGTCCCACCCAGTATAAACTAGTGACCCTTGCATAAACGGAACCTTGCAGATTCTCCTGTCTTTCCTTATCTGGATAAACTGCTTAGCATAGTATGCGCCCTCAAGGTCTTCCTCGAAACACTCCTCAAGCATTG